TTGAAACCGGCGGCAGCGGCGAAGCCGAAGGCTAAGGCATTGAAACCGGCGGCAGCGGCGAAGCCGAAGGCTAAGGCATTGAAACCGGCGGCAGCGGCGAAGCCGAAGGCTAAGGCATTGGCCTAAGAGTTCTTGGCAAGTCTTGCCAAGTGGGTGTCGATCTTGTGGTTATTAAGACACGGTTCGACTCCGTGCGCCTCTGTATGTATATGTCTGGCAATGCAACGTCACTCAGTCATCCGGCTATACAGGGTCAGGGACAACGCTGGCTCGGATGGTAAGTGTCGACACCCAACAAATCACGCCTACGGGCAAACAAGGAGAAAAGTAATGGCACAACAGCGTGCCCGACCAAATCGTGCCAAGCCGTCAACGCGGCTTAAGGTCAAGCGGGCGCAAGCCCTATTGGCAAAACCCCCCGAGCCGCAGAACGATGTCTTGCCGCCCAAGCCCGTAGTCAAAACCATGTTGCAAGAGCGGCTGGCCAAGATGAAGGCGGATCGAGCCGCTGCCGAAGCCAAGGCGTTCGGACTGCCTCAACTGCCGCCATCTATCACCAAGCTGGCCCACGTCGAGACGCCGCACATGAACCCGCCGAAGCCTGAGTTCTCAGTCACGCTGCTGCCCGAGTCTGTGGTGCAGTATCCTCATCTGTGGACTGACGTCTTTGTTCACGGTGATAAATGGGAAGAGGCGCAGTTTGCGGAGATGTTCACGCGGGCCAAGTGTTCTCGTGCGCAGTCGCCGCTCGAAGCCGATCTGGTGATCTTTACCGGCGGGGCTGATGTCAATCCTGAGTTGTATGGCGAAGAGCGTCACGTTCTCAGCCGGTTCAACGAGGATCGCGACAATCGTGATATCGACATGTATCTGATGTGCCTTGAGCATGGCATTCCGATGCTCGGTATCTGCCGTGGCGCACAGTTCTTGCACGTCATGAATGACGGACGTTTGTTCCAAGACGTAGACAACCATCAGGGCGCACACGCCATCTGGGACCTCAAGAATAAGATGGTGCTGGACCATGTGTCATCCGTCCATCATCAGATGGTTCGGCCTAACATCGTAGGCGGCATGGACGTCTTAGCCACGGCCAAGAAAAGCACCCGCCGTGTCATTGACAAGGTGGCGTGGGAGACGGGCGAAGCCCCGGATATCGAGGCGTTCTTCTATCGCGACACCGCCTGTCTTGGCATTCAGGGCCATCCTGAATATGCGGGTTATACCCGTTTCGCCAAGTGGGTTCTGGAACAAATCAAGACTTATCTCATGGCCCCGAGCAATCCTGACATGGAGATTGCAGGCGCACAGCATAAGTTGAAACCCGAATTCCTCCAGATGCGGCCAGATCATGTCGGTCGAACCAAGCACCTTGAGGCGTATCTTGCCGCTAGAAAGAAGGAGAAGTAATATGTGCGGACATGTCGGCATGGCCGGAGTCCTCGCCTACAAAGACGAGGCAACAATGAAACGGCTGTTGCTGCTGGATTATGCCCGCGGACCGGACAGCACTGGCTTCGCAGCCATCCGTAAGACCAACGAAGTTCATATCGCCAAGATCGGCAGCCATCCGCTTGATCTTTTTGATATGACGCGTTTCAAGGCTGCGCTCGCCGGTTCCACGTCTAAGGTTTTCATGGGGCACAATCGCGCGGCGACGCGTGGAGCGGTTTCGACTTACAACGCTCACCCGTATGAGTTCGATCACATCGTCGGCGCCCATAACGGCACTCTCGATCACACGTCGGCCAAGGAGTTGGAGGACTTGATTGGCGTCAAGCATCCTGTGGACTCGATGGCGATCTTCGAGGCTATTGCAAATGTCGGCATTGCCGAAACTGCAAAATGTCTCAAGGGCGCATGGGCCTTGGTGTGGTATGACACCAGTGATGGCACCCTGAACTTCTTGCGGAACAAAGAGCGACCGATGTATTACGCATGGTCCAAGGACTTCAAGATTTTGTTCTGGGCGTCTGAGTGGGAGATGCTCGAAGCCGCCATCAAAATGTCGGCCAACAAATACGAGATGTATGAGGAGCGCGGCACAGGCTACCAGTTCTTCCCCATGAGCGAGGATGTTCACTACAAGTTTGACGTCCAAGCCATCATTGACGGCGACGGTCATAAACCCAAGCCGAAGTGTAAGACCATCAAGGGGAAGGAGGCGGCTCCTGTCAAGGCAGCCGACCCTTTTTCGAGAACGGACCGTCATGGGAGCGAGAGCAACATCCTTGGGTTCCATACCCCGGATATGGGGGTCATTGGGACCCCGCGGACCTCGACGACGACTGTCCCTTCTAGAGGAAAAGACGCCATCCATCTCAAAGGGGATGCAGATGATCCTTTCGCTGGTGCCATCACCAAAGACCAGTTCGAAAAGGTAGCCAATTTTGGCTGCTCATGGTGCGGCGATGACGTGGCGTGGGGCGACAAGGGCTTGATTGTGTCCATCCGGCACGAGACGGTTATTTGCGGAAAATGTTCTTGCAAAGCCGATAGCAATCGTGTATATACCCCGGACTTTAGCCTGTATTTGGAGGCTGATAAGGTATTGTAGTTGGCAAGACTTGCCAGAAAAGGAGAAGAGTATGACTGCGTTGAATGCCAAAGAGGGCTTTCTGTTCGGATGTGACCCCGAACTGTTCGTTCTCGACGATAAGGGCCGATACGTCTCGGCAGAGCCCTTTATCCCCGGCACAAAAGCCGAGCCGTTCAAAGTGGACAAGGGCGCTGTTCAAGTTGACGGCGTCGCTGCTGAGTTCAACATCGATCCCGCATCGAACTATCGCGAGTGGGAAGACAACATCAAGACCGTGATGAAGTCGTTGCAGGGTTTTCTTCCCAAGGGCTACAAGCTCGACTGCGTTCCTGCTGTCGAATTCGATGCCGATATCTGGGAAACTTTCTCGCCGGAGTCTAAGGAACTCGGCTGCACCCCTGACTTCAACGCGTGGAAAGCTGAAATCAATCCGCCGCCGCACGATCCTGACAATCCACGGCTGCGCACCGCCAGCGGTCACATCCACATCGGCTGGACACAAGATGAGTCGCCAACTGATTTCGACCATCTGTCGAACTGCTATGATCTGGTGAAGCAACTCGACTGGTATCTCGGGGCGTGGTCTTGCCGCGTCGACATGGACAATCGACGTAGGCGTTTGTATGGAAAGGCAGGCGCTTGTCGCATCAAGCCTTACGGCGTTGAGTATCGCGTGCTGTCGAACTTCTGGATTGCCAATCCCTCTAGGCGTTTGGCGACTTGGAACCGTGTGCAGAAAGCCATTGAGGACATGCGCAAGAACTACCTGCCGAACAAGGCCGGTATCGGCGGCAACCAGACGTTGATCAACTCGATCAACTCGACGTCGATCTCAGGTATCATCAGTCGGAATTACAAGTATCCGGTGCAAACAATTGAAACCGGCGGGCAGGGCGCGGGCGTCCCAATAACACTGCATATGGCAAATGGCTAAGGACATCTATCATGAAGGAGAACCTCAACTTTTACGAGAACATCGACGAGGCCCGGATGCGCCTTCGCAACACCATTGTGTGTTATGACGGCGAACCCTACAAGGTCTTGGCGCTGGCTCCTCACAAGGACGGCATCATTCGCATTTACTTGCGTTCGATTGCCGTAGAGTTTGATCGCAGCAGATGGCCCGAAGATATCTTCAACCATCACAACGTGGACTCGGCGGGCTTTGCTCCGGCTCTGGACAAGTGGCTTGAGACCCCCGCTGGTCAGAAGTCGGATATTATTCGCAAGATGATGAACTCTCCGAAGTTCAACAAGTATCGTCCGTTTCCGTTGGGGATGTGTAATTACTCTCGTGGCTGTCTCTATATCGAACGGCAGCCGAACCGCAAGGTCGAGCAGGGATTGATCCAGTCGATGACGCTTCAAACCCCTGTGACTATCGACGACGCGGCGAAGGCTGGCGCAGGCACCCGTAATTCTTATTCGATTGACATCGCCACGCCTGAGTTTCGCAATTGCGTAGTAGGCGACTACCCGACGGCGGAGGCGTGCATCAAGAATTTGAAAGACCCCGACGTCATCAATAATGCCGCGGGGTTCCATCGTGAATTCGCCATAGTCCGTGGTCCGATGAATATGTTGTTCTTGGGCTATCGCACTGATATCATTGGGTTATTGCCCCAATCCGATTTGTCGGTAGTCCGCTTGGGCGTGGATTACCACTACACCAAGGAAGCTGTTTCCGATCTGAAATTGTTCAGAGATATTCAACTGGCATAGGAGAGCGTAATGACTGATCCCGGTTCAAAGCTATTCAAAAAGAAGTCCACCAAAGTAACTCCGGGGTTTGCTTTGGGGGTGGTGCTCAACAGCGAGCCTCTTCCCGGTCAGGTGGGAATTGAAATCGAAGTTGAAGGCAAGAACTTGCCGACCGGCGACTTGATGCCCAAGCAATGGCGCGCTACGGCTGACGGTTCGCTGCGAGGACAAGAGGCCCTTGAGTATGTTCTCGCCCGCCCCCTTCCGTTCGACGACGTCCCTGAGGCACTTAATGCGCTGTGGGCTGTGTTCAGAGCGAAGAAGTCTGTATTCGACGACTCCAATCGGACCAGTGTGCACGTCCATCTGAACTTCCAGAAGTTCCACCTGACACGCATGGCTTCGTTCTGCGCGATGTATTTCACGCTGGAAGAAGTCTTGACGCAATGGTGTGGAGATCATCGTGTTGGCAATCTGTTCTGCTTGCGAGCCACAGACGCCCCTGCGATTATCTCGCGCATCAAGCAGTTTATTCAGGCTGACGGCGACTACATGTTCGGCGACCACATGAAGTATTCCGGTCTCAATCCGTATGCCCTGCGCAAGTATGGCAGCATGGAAGTCCGGACACTTCGCGGCTGTTCCGAGCCTGACGTTATTCTGTCGTGGGTCGGCATTCTGCGCCGCATCTACGAAATCTCTGAGGACTTTAAGGACCCTCGGAGAGTATGCGAACTCTTCTCGGGGCGAGGCCCGACAGGGTTCTTCGAAGAAATTCTTGGGCCGATGGCAATGATCGTTCGTTCCGGTGTCCCGTTCACTGATGAGCAAATCGAGGACAGCCTGTATCGCGGCATTCGATTGGCCCAAGATATCTGCTACTGCCGTGACTGGTCGTTGTATGAGCCGGTTAACGTCAAAGACGATCCGTTCGGTCGTAGCATCAAGGCCAAGAAAACCGCGCTGGCTCATGCCGCTGCCATGATCGACGCCAACAACACGACACCCGCCCAGCCTGCTCCGGCAGTGGGTATGACGTTGCAGCAATACCTGCAACAGAACCCTGCGCCGCTAGAGGCTTTTGCAACGGCTGCCGGAATTCAAGCCGCGCCCCCCGTTCAATTGAACACGCTCCCTCCCGATGCTTGGGAGGTGCATAACGTTCCAGAAGGCCCCGAAGAGCCTGATTTTTAATACTTCGGAGAAAGGACTACCATGCGTTACCGTATTTACCCCTACAAGTCGGCTTCCGAGGGCGCTACTGCCATCGCCGAGGCTATCGGCGGCAAGAAAATCCGCCTACAGAATTCGACGTATCAGCCTGCCCCCGACGACGTCATTATCAATTGGGGCAACTCGTCTTGTCCCTTTCCCAACGCCCTGAACAAGGATATCAGCGCCACCCTTGATAAGCTCAAGTTCTTTGAGCGTCTCGCTGGCACGGGCCTGACCCCGAAGTTTGCGACGACGGCTGTGCAGGCTGCTGCGGAACTCGCGTTCCCTGTGTTCTGCCGGACCCAACTCAAGGGCAAGGACGGCGAAGGCATCGTTGTTGCTGATGCTTGGATGAACCTTGTTCCAGCGCCGCTGTATGTCCAGCGTGTCGCCAAGACCAAGGAGTATCGTGTCCACGTCGGTCGCTTCGGAAATGAAATCATTCCGATTGGCCATCAGCAGAAGGTGCACCACACCGTCGAGGGCCAGCATCCTGACATCTGGACCGGCGACAGCACCAAGTTCGTGTGGACTGTCAACGGCGCCCCCGTCAGTCTGCCTGCGGCTGTCAAGACTTGCGTTAACTCGGCATTCGAGAAGTTCCCCGAACTGACGTTCGGTGCTTTCGACGTGGTCTACGACGCCGGTAGCAACACCGCCTACGTCCTCGAAATCAACTCGGCTCCGATGCAGACCCCTGAGACGACTGCCCGTTACAAGGCGTTCTTCCAGAAGTTCGCACCGCCTGAACCTGTGGCTGCCCCCGTTACGGCTGCTGCGGCTCCTACGCCGGTTGCACTCAAGACACGGCCTGCGGCTGCTCAGTCTGACGCCAACATCGTCAGCGGCATCCTTGAAGCCATCAAGGCCAAGCCCGCACTGGCCAAGCAGATTATCGCTCTTCTGAGCTGATCTATCACGACCAAGGATGGCAAGCGCCCGCCGCTGTGCGGTGGACGACCTAGTATGTAATTTGCCCCAAGGCCACACGGATTAGGAGGGGTGGCCACCTTTTGGCAAGACTTGCCAACAATCCTCCGTTAAGAGAGGCACTTAATGAAAAACTTCACTACTGCTTTGCAGCATCTCGTTATCGCAGCCGCCGTTCTGGCGGTTTTCGCTGAATTCCTGCACATGGCTCTCATGGCCACTGGCATGACAAAATAGAAGGATACACTCCCCATGCGCTGTTACATCTGCGACGTCGTAATCGACACCCCCCAATTCAACTCCGACCACGATGACTACGACCCTTGCGAGAAGTGCAAGCAAGTCATCGCTGATACCGTCGGCCCCTACGCCAACGCCGAGACACCATTCTCCCCCGGCGGACCCTTCGACGAGAGTTACACCTTCGATGATGTGCCTGTGACCACCCTTATTGATCTTGAACCTAAGGAGTTTGAGTGATGACCAGCCGTGACGAACAGTATAAGCGACTGTCTGAAAGTCGCAATCGAAAGCCCTTGTATGAGTTCGCGTTATCTACCAAAAGTGGTAACGAAGATTGGACGTTTCGTATGATCTTTCCCACCGACGCCGAAGCCGCCGCTAAGGGGCAGGAATGGGTGGCTGGAAAATTCTGTTCCGATTGGCGGGTGGACGTCAGAAAACGGCTTTCATATCAGCAGGTTATACGATTTTGCTTGACAACTCTGAAAAAGAGCGTACAATACTTATATAGTTTGCCAGCGGTTAAACACCCCTCATAGCCTATGGAAGAAGAGGCATGTCTGAGAGTGAATTCCAAGAGCATGGCCCCTGCTCCAAATGCGGCTCATCCGATGGTGTCGGATGGTATGATGACGGACACGGCTTTTGCTTTGTCTGTGAGACCACCTATAACAATAAGAGGCAGCGAATGTCCGAACCAGAGACCGTAGAGGTCGATCCTAAAGTAACCCCCCTCACTGACGTCTTCCGTGCAATCCCTCGTCGCGGACTGTCCGAAGATGCCATCCGTAAGTTTCGGATTGACATCAACATGGACAAGTCGCTCGACGTCGCCCACCGCTACCCCTATTTCCACGAGGGCCGTCACGTCGCCAACAAGGTCAGGCGTCGGCTGTCCAAGGATTTCTATTGGGAAGGAAACACAAAACATGCCGAACTCTTTGGACAATCATTGTTCCCGAGTGGCTGCGCGAAAGCGATTACGGTCGTCGAAGGCGAACTCGACGCTCCGAGTGCTTGGGTCCTTCAAGGATCGAAGTTCCCCGTGGTATCAGTTCTCTCAGGTGGTTCCGCCGTCAAAGACTGCAAGCGAAACTTCGAATACCTGAACAGCTTCGATGAGGTCGTGCTGTGTCTCGATAACGACGAAGTCGGTCGTGCCAAGGCTGAGGCCATTGCCGGGTTGTTTGCGCCGGGTAAGTGCCGCATCATGTCCCTCCAGCACGGAAAAGACCCCAACGAATATCTCCAGAAGGGCATCGAGCCTCGGGAGTTTGTAAGCGAGTGGTGGAAGGCCCCTCAGTATCGCCCCGATGGGCTCAAAGCCGGAAAGGACATGTGGGATGAGATTGTCAATCGCCCCGACTACTTTGCTATCCCGTATCCGTGGGAGCCTCTCAATAAAAAGACTTTTGGCATCCGCCTTTCCGAGGCTGTCTTGCTCATGGCAGATACAGGAGTGGGAAAGACGTCCATCATCACCCGAATTGAACACGCCATACTCACCAATCCAGACGTCATTGAGAAAGGTTATGGCGTGGGACTTCTGCACTTGGAAGAGCCTAACTCGCACACCGCACTCAATTTGCTTTCAGTTGAGAACAAGAAACCATACCATCTTCCAGATACAGTTAAGACACCCGAAGAACTGCGGATGGCATACGACAAGGTTCTTAACAATGAGCGGGCGATCTTTTATGATCACTTTGGCTCGAACGACATCGACGAAATCCTAGCCAAGGTTCGCTTCATGTCGGTTATGGGTTGCAAATACATCTTCATTGACCACCTATCTATCATCGTGTCCGACCAGAACGGCGACGAAAGGAAGCTTCTCGATGAGATTTCTACTAAACTTAAGACCCTTACGATGGAACTTAACATTGCGGTCTTCTGCGTTATTCATACAAATCGGCAGGGAGAAGCCCGAGGTTCGGCTGGTCCTGAGAAGGTCGCCAACATCCATCTCTCTTTACACCGGAATAAGAAAGACCCGGATGAATGGCGTCGGAATATACTCAAGGTGGAAATTGAGAAAAACCGTTTCTCTGGCCGCACTGGACCGTGTCTCTGGCTTTTTTACGACGAAGCCACCGGCACGTTGACAGAGCTTGACGACGAACAACGAGAAAGATATGAGGAAGGTCTAAGCATCAATGACACAGAAAAGCCTTGGTGAGCCCGCCATGGGCTCCGTCAATCGAAACACCCGCGAAGTCTACGGCCCCGACCCTTGGTGCTATAACGGATCATGGTTTTGCTGGTTCAGCATCGACGCATACATCAAAGATTACGGGAGCCCGCCAGAATATGTATCTAATTCCGACAGAAAGGCATTGGGCTTGTGACATCGAAGCCGACAACCTACTCGATCAAGCGACTACCATATGGTGCGTATGTGTCCTTAATTGTATCACCAGAGAGAGACACGACTTTACTACCGCAGCAGATTTCCGCGCTTGGCTTGACGATCACAGAGACGCGATCCTTGTGGGGCACAACTTCATCGCCTACGATTTGGTTATGCTCAACCGCCACTGGAATGCCAAGATCGGCATTAAGCGAGTGGTTGATACGTTCGTTCTTAGTCAGATGTATCAGCCTACGCTCAAGGGCGGCCATTCTCTTGAGGATTGGGGCCGCCGTCTCTGCTACCCTAAGGGCGACTTCAATGACTTTTCCAAATTCTCGGAGCAGATGCTTCGGTACTGTCGTCGTGATGTAAACCTCACGGCCTTGCTATTCCGCAAACTCACCGAGCGGATGCGTAAGGTTGGCTTTACCGAGTTCGGCTGCGAGATTGAGCATCTGGCTTGGAACATCATACAGAACAAGCAACGGCGCTTTGGCTTTCCGTTCAACTACCCCAAGGCCCAAGCCCTGTATGTGTCGTTGCGCAATCGCGAAGAGGAACTCAAGAATGAGATTTACCAACTCTGGCCGCCCATCTACCGAGTCGTGCGAAGTTTTAGCAGAGCTAAAAGAAAAGATGGCGAATTTACAGCGGACTATAATCGCTGTCTCGGGCAATATCCAGAACTTAGATTACGTGACGACGGCGGGTTTGACGCATACGACTACGTTGCTTTCAACCTTGGTAGTCCGAGCCAGCGAATTGAAAAACTTCTTGAACTCGGGTGGACACCCACTTCTTTTACCAAGAAAACAGCAAAAGGCGGAGGAGGAAACCCACAAGTAGATGAAGAAAGCCTACTCAATTATGCCGAACTGACAGGTCGTAAGGAACTGGTTGCGTTAGCCAGATGGATTGTCGTCAACGCCAGAGCCAACATGATTTCGACTTGGATGGAGGCTTACAACCCCGAGACTAAAGCCATTCACGGTAGTGTCTGGCTGGCATCAACAATGAGGTATCGTCATGACAAGCCCAACACAGCCAATATCCCTGCGGTCAAGACCAAGAAAGTCGATGGGCACGACGTCCCTCTCTACGGCGAAGAAGGTGCCTACTGCTACGAAGCCCGCGATCTTTGGGACTGCGGTGACTACAGCAAATGGACGCTTGTGGGTTTGGATGGCAAAGGCATTCAGTTGCGCGTTCTCGCTAACTATGCATATTCCGAGGGGTTCGTCGCCAATGTGCTGGCTGGTGATCCGCACACCAACAACATCAAAGTCTTGGGTCTGGCAAATAAGCCCGCTGCCAAAAAGTTCCTTTACACTACGCTCATGGGCGGTGGTGGTGCGAAGCTTGCTGCCGATCAGGCACAGTTCGGAACTAAGCTTAGCGAAGCTGATGGCTCGCGCCTCAAAAAGCTCTTAATCGACAGCATCCCCGGCTTCGGGGACGTCATTAAGGCCAAACAGCGAGAGCTAGATCGAACCGGCAGGATTACATTATGCGACGGAACTCCTATCCTTGTTTCATCGCCGCACATGGTCATTCCGTATCTGCTACAGGGCGACGAGTCTCGCCTCATGAAGCTTGCACTGATTTATGTTTACGACCGCTTACGTGCCGCTGGAACCGAAGCCCTTGTAAGGAAAGTAGCCGATATCCATGACGAATGGCAATTTCAAGTAAGGAACGAATATGTCGATGACTTTATCCAATTGGCGCTTCCGTGCTTCATTGCAGCAGGAGAAGCCTTCGGTTACCGCATCAAGATTGAAGGTGATGCCAAAGTCGGAAAGACGTGGGCCGAAACTCACTAATGGAGAATTGAAATGAGCAAGACATGGGTCTATAGCGACCCTCATTTCGGACATGCAAACATCTGCAAGTTCACCAACTACGACGGCACAAAGGTCAGGCCGTGGGATGACGTAACGGACATGAACGAAGCCCTCGTAAGCAATTACAACGCCGTGGTGCATCCCGATGACCGGGTTTACATTCTCGGGGATTTCGCGATGTCGCCGGGGGTATTCAAATCTATCATGCCGCGCCTGCTGGGCCGAAAGGTGCTGGTGCCGGGTAATCACGAGCCCAAAGGCTGCATCAAGTGGTGCGCCGAGAACGGCGTAGAAGTCAGAGGCTACGTCGTCAAGAAGGGCCTCATCATGAGTCACATCCCCATTCATCCGGGGAGCCTCAGCCGGTGGGACCTAAACATCCACGGGCATCTTCACAACAACACCGTCAAGAAGCCGCTGGATTATGGCGATAAACTCGAAGAGGACGATCTGAGGTACTACTGCGCCTGCGTCGAACGGACGGGATTTGCCCCGAAACTGCTCGACGAAATCCTAAATGAAAGAGGACTTAAATGATTATCATTGTCGAACATGACGACGAACCGGGGTACAAGGAAACTTTTTATCATGGCCCCTACGAGACTCGTGAAATGGCCGAAGCCGTTTGTAAGGACTATAACGAAAAACATAAACACCAATCTTGGTCGGCTTGGGTTATAGAACGCCCTGAAATGCCCGACCAACAGGAATGGGAAAAGCGGCATAATTGGGTGCAATAAATATCGGTACGATTTTTCTTGACAACGATGTGAAATAGGCGTACAATACTAGTAGAAGGTCGGAAAACGGCCCTCCATTATAAGGAAAATGTTATATATGTCTGATACTGTTATTGTTATCCGTGGCACCCTTGATTGGGCCAAGATCACGGGTAAGGCCCGGCCATACACCGGCAATCCCAAATACGACAAGGGCCCTTACTGGTCGCTTGATATCACCCCCGATGCCAAGTCTCGCGCCTTGATTAAGGCCAATGGCATCAGCGAGAAGCTCCGCGATCCCAAGGGAGAAAAGGACACGCGGAAGGAAAGCTTCATCAGCCTCAAGCATCTTCTCAAGAACCAGAAGACTGGCGAGGAAAACCCGCCTCCGAAGGTTGTCGATATCCAAGGCAATCCTTGGTCCGGCGGTCTGATCGGAAACGGCAGTGTGGCTGACGTCAAGGTCAAGATCAAAGACTATGGCAGCGGCTCCGAGAAGGGCGTTTACCTTCAAGCCGTTCGCATCCTGTCCCATGTGCCGTATGAGTCTAACGACTTCGATCCGGTGGATGAAGACGACGAGTTCTTTGCGGAAGGCCGTAAGGCGGCTGAAAATGTCGCCCCAAAGCCCGAAGATGACGAACTGGACGACGACGTTCCTTTCTAGTACCTACGTCTCCGGGCGTAGGGGCGGGTCAAGCGCCCGAGCGTGATGCTCACCTTGACAGAGGCAGTGCGTAATGCCGCAGCCGGTGGAAGCCCGGCACTTATTTGGAGAGTAATATGAATATGTTCAAACGTCTATGGAACACTTTGTTCTACACCTTTGCTTCTGATGAAGCCTATTACAAAAAGCATCGTGTCGAAGACACACCTAGGGGTCGCGTGCTGGCAGTCGTTCAGATCGACGAGCCTGTCGCGAAGCTTATGCCGTATGAGGGCCGCACAGCCCTTACCGTTAACGGCAATGTCATCAAGACATACGCACGTCGTAGTGACGCCATTCGAGGCGCACAACGTCAGGGTCTCAAGGTAGCCGCCTAATGGACCCTAGCACTATCCCTGAGGACATCTACGCCTTATTGGCGGATGATAACGACCACGAGGTTTCCGAAGAAAATGTCGCATGGGCCGGAGAGATTTTCAAAGACCTTCTCCGAACACGTCTAAGGAAGCGTAAAGAAAAGAAAGGCGAAGAAGTTCTCAGGTTTAGTGCGCTTGGCAAGAAGGACAGGCAGATTTGGTATCAGGCTAACATGCCTGAGGTCGCCGAAAAGATGCCCGGCAAGCAGAACTTCAAGTTCCTTTACGGGGACGTAATCGAAGTTCTCTTGCTGTTCCTTGCCAAGGAAGCCGGTCACTCGGTTGAGAACACGCAGTTAGGAGTTGAATGTGACGGAGTCCAAGGATCAATCGACGCCGACATCGACGGCGTTCTCACGGACGTTAAAAGCGCATCGAGCTTTTCTTATGAGAAGTTCAAGTCGGGGAGTTATCTCTTCGATGACCCATTTGGATACGTATCTCAACTCTCTGCATACGCTAATTCACTACAGAGGGACAGGGCGGGTTTTCTCGTTGCCGACAAAGTTCACGGAGACATCTGCTTCGTCGAATTTGACAAGGCGTATATAGATGGTAACCCCCCCGGACCTCGCATCGCGCATCTACGAACTGTCATTGGACAGGCTGCCCCTCCCGAACGCTGCTACCCGCCGGTCCCTGAGGGAAAGAGCGGCAACCTTAAACTTGGCATCGGATGTTCATATTGTCCGTTCAAAGATGAGTGTTGGAAAGACGCCAACGGAGGTCGCGGACTTCGGAAGTTCTTTTACTCCCGAGGGCCCGTCTGGCTTACTCACGTCGCGCGTGAACCTAAGGTAGACGAAAGTTAATGGGTAATGTAGAGCAAGCCCGAGAGGGCCATCTACGACGCACATACGGAATTACCTCAGAGCAATATCAACAACTGTTCGACAAGCAAGATGGCCGCTGCGCCGTCTGCCAAAAGCACCAAGACGAGCTAACGGTCAAGCTTGCTGTCGACCACAACCACAAGACCCTCGAAATCAGAGGGCTTCTCTGCTCCACTTGTAACCACCGCGTCGTAGGACGCCACACCGATGCCGCTCTGGTCCGCCGCATGGCCGACTATCTAGACCAAGGCACGGGTTGGTTCACTCCCCCAAAAAAGAGGCGTGTCAAACGTCCCAGAAAGAAGTAACATGGCATATGTCATCCCCGATCAGAAAATCCTTCTACTTGACATTGAAACCAAGCCAGCGCAAGCCTATATTTGGCGAGCCTATGGCGAACAGAACGTCAGCCCCGATCAGGTAATCGACGGCGGTGGCGTCATCTGCGTCGGAGCCAAGTGGCTCGGCGACAAAATCACTTATCTCTATAGCGATTGGGAGCATGGCCATCAAGGTATGCTCGAAGCAATCCACACCATGATGTCGTATGCCGACGCCGTAGTGACTTACAACGGCGACCGCTTCGACCTCCCGAAGTTGCAGGGGGAGTTCCTCCTTGCAGGACTCGCGCCGACTCCTCCTGTAACATCCATTGACTGTATCAAGGCCGTTCGCAAGTTCGGGTTCTTCATGAACAAGCTACAGTATATCGGGCCGTTGCTCGACCTTGGATCAAAGCAAGAGACAGGCGGCTTCACTCTTTGGACAAAGGTAATGTCAGGCGATGAAAAAGCCCAGAACAAGATGGCAAAGTATTGCGTCCAAGATGTGGTCCTTCTCGAAAAGCTGTATCTTCGCATCCGCCCTTACATACGTAATCACCCCCACATGGGTAAAGTGGGGGCCCATGAATGTGGTGCTTGCGGGAGTCATCATGTCCAGTCTCGTGGAACTCGCCGGACTAGGGCTTACAAAATTCAACGGCTACAGTGTCAAGCCTGCGGATCATGGCAGGACGGAGTAAGAAAGAAAGTCTAATGGACGACGAAACCAAGAACCGACTGGCAGATTACTTTACGGCTGCCGAACTAATTGAATACCTAGAGGGCGTCGGTCTTGTAGATGTCGATACCATTCTCGATGTATTCGAGGAAGAAGTAAAAGACGAGTTAGACGAACTCGAAGAACTCATGGAGGTCCGGCGTGGGCAGTAACATTGACTACATTAACATGGGTCCATGGCCTGTCCACGTAGGCTTCACTCAAGACGAAAAAGCGTTCAAGGCAGAGCTTGAGCGTCTTGGATTTGAGGACGGCCCGGACATGATCCCGCGTAGTGGCGGCAACGCCGGAACGCATCGTATTCCTACAGCACCGATTACCTTCATCATTACGATGCAGCCCGACGTTGAACAATACAAATACCGGCAGATTGCGGGGTTGCTTGCCCACGAAGCCACCCACGTCATGCGCTGGTTCTTTAAGTCGATTGGCGAGAACAAGCCTTCGGCGGAGGCACAGGCATATTTTGTTCAGTGGATTTTGCAAGGATGTCTAGAAATTGTTGAGGAGAATGTGAGTGGCAAAGCTCTATCTAATCGGAAGTCTAAGAAACGAAAGAATTCCAAAGCTCGCTGCGAGTTTGAGGTCGAAGCTGACGGATGTTGAGGTATTTGATGATTGGTATGCGGCTGGCCCAGAGGCGGATGACTTCTGGAAATCCTACGAGCAAGGACGCGGACGATCTTACGAAGATGCTTTGGGAGGATATGCGGCCCGGCACGTATTCGATTTTGACCGACACCACCTCGATACCAGCACCCACGCCATTCTTGTCCTCCCCGCCGGGAAGTCAGGACACATGGAAATCATGTATGCCGCTTACGGAGCCAAGGCCCATACAGCTATTCTCCTCGATCCCGAAGACGTCCGCTGGGACGTCATGTATCAATTCATCCCGACAATTCTTAGGAGAGAAGAAGATGTCCAAGACTGGATCACCAGCACTCAAGTTCGACCAAGAGAAACCCCGTATGGAGTTGCTCCCCACGAAGCCGCTATTGGGGGTATCAAGGGTTTTGACGTTCGGAGCCAAAAAGTACGCAGCCCACAACTGGCGGGGCGGTTTCGAATACAGCCGTCTAATCGGCGCGGCCCTCCGTCATATCACGGCTTTTAACGACGGCGAAGACCTCGACCCGGAGAGCGGCGAGAGCCACATCGACCACGCCCTGTGTACGCTGATGTTCCTGTCTGAACAGGTTCACGCCAAGACAGGCACAGACGACAGGTACAAACCATAATGCCTTACATCAAAGCAACTAAACGATATGAACTTGATGAAGAAGGTGGCTACCCCTGCACAGCGGGTGAGTTGAATTATCTTTTTACGCAGACCGCCGTCAAGTATTTTGAGGTCAACGGCAAAAGCTACCAAACTTTCAACGACGTCATTGGCGCCCTTGAAGGCTGCAAGCTTGAGCTTTACCGCCGACTTGTCGCCCCCTACGAAGACACCAAAATTGGAGAGAATGGCGATGTCTACTAAGAAGGTTTACATAGCAGGGCCCATGTCGGGCTACCCCAAGTTCAACTTTCCGGCTTTCTTTGCGGCGGAAGATAAGTTAGCGGCTGACGGATACCACGTCTTCAATCCCGCCAACAAGGATGTCGAAAAAACTATCGACACCGAGTCCTACGCCACCGGCGATAACGTCTTGCTGATTGAGAAGGGCTTTGATTTCAAGGAAGCCTACCTCTGGGATGTCACCAAGGTAATAGAAAGCGACGCCATTTACATGCTGAATGGTTGGGAACGCTCGCCGGGAGCATGTGGCGAACATGCCGTGGCTGTAGCCATGCAGAAGCACTACCCTGAGTATCGGATTATGTATGAGTGAGCCTGAACCGGAAACCCCGGAAATCTACTACTTCATAGAAAAAGCCACCAAGCTGATCTACGAGGTCAAGTTCTGCACAGACGGAACGCCCGACTATTTTGTCTTGGCACGGCCCATGTGGTCTGAGAAGCCTATTCCGGTTCAACTGATTGAGAAAGATCAGTTTGAGGCGGAGTATGTCCAGTATCAGGGCGGCAGCCAATACCTATTTGAGGATGCATAATGACTGAACAGACCCCTATCGCAATCAACAAAATCCAGAAGATTGCCTTGCTGATTACGTTCCATACACAGATTGTGCCGATTTCGGAAACGGACTTGACGCTGTTGATTGCATGGGTCGTTAACGGCGTGGATACCAATCTGACCAAGGAAGGCAAGCCGCGGATCGACTGGGGTCCGTATCTCCAATTTGCCGAGGCGGCGCACCGTGAAATGTATCCGCAGGAGGACACACAGGATGAAACTCCCCAACCTGACGTCGTTAACTAACTGGTTTAGCGGTGTCCAAACCTACTTCACCATTGGGCTGCTCGTTACGACGCTTGCAGCCTCGGCGGGTTGGTATGTCACTGGTCTACGTCTCGATGCCTGCAAGGCTGGCCGGACCGCAGATCGCGCTGCATATAACCAAGCCCAAGCCGAGGCCACGACGCTGGCCATAATGGCAAAAGCCGCAGAGGAGAAACGCGATGAAGAACGCCGACAGAAGGCTGACGAAGATTATCGGGCTTTGTCTGCTAAGTACCATGACGCTCTCGGCTTGTACAAAGCCGCTGTACGTAAGGCCAGCAACCCCGATCTGCCCGGAAAAGCCGAAGCCCCCCAAGGCCCTGACGGACCCGGTGAAAGTGCCCTCGTTCTTGTCCCCGCAGGCGACTTAGACACTTGCGCAGACAATACCGCGCGACTTGAGGTCGCACGACAATGGGCCCTAGGGCTTCTTAACTAGACAATAAAAAACCCCGGCGGCTAGATTAGCTACCGGGGTTTTCTTATGAGGATTTTCAATGAGCAGTAACAGCATCGACGAGGCAGAGTTCGTACTCCCCGATCCTATCGCCATCGCCATTTCGGCGATTTTGCAAGCCTACGACCACACGTCCGCCAGCCTTGTTGTAGAGGCGAAGGGCCCGACAAGCCTGTACAAACTTCTTCTCATTAAACAAGCGCCGGATGGAACTCTTGCCATAAGCCCCGACGCCTACGTTAGCCGTAAAGATCGTGTGAGCCGCCCACTGATAAGGGTAGTTCTCGATGCCGGGGGAAAGCTCCTGCACCTTGGTTCCGTACTCATCGAGGATCGCTGATGTCCTTTTGTCGCAACTTTCTTGCGTCTCTCGAACACCGGGATGTACGTTTCTCGTGTCCCCGGAACACACAGTCCAAACACCGACGATGTCCTTGTATGGAAGAGTTTTCGTCCCTTCCCAAGAGGTATAGATCGGCGTCGCGATTAGTGTCATCAC